ATGATGATCATCTTGAGGAAATTGATATCGATCAAGAGGATCCAAAGGATCCAAAAGATAAAAAGTGATCCTTCAAATCAAATGAATTTCTTGGCTGGTTAATCAGCCATCCGCAGCGCTGCGGATAATTACTTCTTATTCAAGTTTTGCCTGAGTCTTATTGATTCAGTGACACAATCCCCAATTTCTGCCCAAAGAATTGGAACTTTGTGTTTTCTGAACATAACCCCGGTACTGAATTAATCTCGATTGACTTCCAACCAGCTTCCGCTGCTCAAAAGTATTTCCTCGCGTCAACCAAAAGAAATATCTTATTTAATTCCGGCTATGGGGCTGGAAAAACCTATGTTGGTTGCTTTAAACTTTTAGCTCTTCTTTGTAAATTTCCCAAATCCCGCGCTGTAGTTGGCCGACAAAAATTCACGGATTTAGCTAAAACAACAAGAGAAACATTCTTTCAAGTTTGTCCTCAACCTCTTTATGATGAAAAAAATGGCGGAGCGAGGGCGGATGGACGAGGATATTTACGTTTAATCAATGGATCTGAAGTGTTTTTTATGCACTTCGACAACCTCGATCTTCGATCGATAAAGAGTTTAGAGATTAATTTCCTCCTTCTTGATCAAGCCGAAGAAATTTCTGAATCAATTTATTTAGGTCTTGACGCAAGGTTGGGGCGTAAATCCGATGCTGAAGTTCCACAAGATTTAATTGATGAATTTGAAAAGATAGATCCTTTTACTGGGGACCGCAGGGAATGGCCCCGGAATGAATTAACAGGAAGAGCTATTGTCCCTGTTTATTCCTTTCTTTTAATTAATCCACCGGATGAGGGCGAACTTCATTATTTAATACAGCGCTTTCATCCGAAATCCGAAGAGTGGAAAAACAAATGGCAACACCTTAATGATTATGTCTGGTCAAGTTCAAGAGATAACATAGCTCTAAGTAAAGAAAATCTTGAAAATATGTTATCCCGCGATCCAAAATGGGTTGCGCGATATGTCGATGCTGAAATTGGACAAGGCGAAGGGGCTTTACATCTTATTCATGAATCATCAGTGATTGATGTTGAGCCTGGATTTGTTGATTTTTTAAGAAAAAAGGCATCTTTATCGAGGATATTGGATCATGGCAGCGCTGCGCCCACTTGTGTATTATGGTTCGCTTCGCATAAAGGCTTTCATTTCTGCTACCAGGAATATTACGTCGCAGACACCTTAATTTCTGATCACAGGCAAAACATTAATGATTTGTCGCAAAGCGACACTTATACTTTTAATCTTGCTGATCCTTCAATTTTCAAAAAATCAAGTGAGAAAAATGGGGGATTTTGGAGCGTTGCGGATGAATATATGGATGAAACGCTGGATTCTCCAGCTTTAGTTTGGCTTCCAGCTGATAATAATGAGTTTGCTACCCGAAATCGAATAAATGAACTTTTAAGATTTGATGAATCACTCCGTAATCCAATAACAGGGAAATTTGGGAGCCCGAGGCTCTTCTTTATAAGAAGATCGAATAATACCCCAAATGGTTGCTATAATGTAATTCGCGAAACGAAGGGTCAAAAGATGCTCATGCTGGATACAGTGAATGGCCGACCAATTTATTCAGATGAGCGCGACAAAAATATTTCCGATCACTCATATGATTGCTTAAGATATTATTGCGCAAGCCACTTGCAGGGGCGAAAAGATCCGGTTAGGAAACCGAGTGCAAATAGCTTTCTTGGTATTGTTAACCGAATGAAAGCATTAAAGAAAGCACAATATTTTGATCAGCTGGGATCAATTCAATGATATCTCCTTACGACCATATTACAAATTTAAGATCAATAAAAGAAACAAAGCAGTGCGATGAGGATGGATGTAATAAACAAGCAATTAGGGTTGCATATTATAATGGCAAAAATAACGAGCATGAATTCATGGCAAAATTTTATTGCTGCGAAGAACATGCAAAAATTATGCTAAATAATTGCAAGGAATTCAAATAATTAAAGCTTTATCCGCATCGCTGTGATCTTTAAGAATTGATTGGAGCTTAAGATGGCCGAAGGCAATGTTCAACAAATTATTTACGACCTTGAATTACTTTATGATCTAACAAATCATTCCATCATTGTGCGAAGTATGGAATCGGGGCGATTAATCCTGCATGTAATGAGTGTGCCAGAATGCCCACCTGATTTTAATATTGAACAAAATGAAGATCAATACTTTAAAATAAATAATCCAAATGGGTTTGATTTCATTCCTGTTTATGATAATTATGATAATAATAAAGAATTAGGGTACGAGAAATAAAATTTATGCCCACCAACAAGCAAATCTTAAAAGCGCGAATGCAAGAAGAAATGCTTGAAAATGGCTTAAGGAGGCGGTTATCTCCTTTAGGGATAGAAGAATTTATTGTACCCGAAAATTTGCAAGGAAAATTTAACAGTGGACAAAATTTGGCTGAGACAAGGTGGACTGATAAAGGTCCAATAATTTCTTACCGAGAAAAATATGCTTATGATCCAACCATTCAAACTCACGAAAGAATCCATGCTGGGCAAGATTTATTAGAAAATAAACCTTCTTTAGATCAAATAATACAATCGATGCAATTTGAATCACGACCAGAATTGCAAGCTGGATATGATACTTTTTTCCCTCATAGTGAAATTCCAGCTTATCAATTTATGCGACCAATGTATGATCCAGAAGAAAGAGAAGAAATTCTAAGAAGAGGCCCAAAAGATTATCGTGTTGGTGCAATGAATAGAATTGAAGCTGAGCAACAGGGAAAAGTGAATCGTTATCTTGATTTAATGAATAAAATTAATTATCGAAACACTGAACCTCTTGAGGCCGCTATGCCAGATCAATTAATAAGGGAATATATTAAATCCCATGCTCAACCATTATTCCCTCCAAAGGTGATCAAATGACAAATTCCATTTCAGATGAAAAAATTGTTGATTACGAACAATTTATCTTAGCGCTGTGGATATGGAATTATTTGCGCGATACGCCAATTGAGGATAAGAGGCGCGCAATTCAATTAATTCAAAACCAAAATAAAGATATATGGGAATATGTGCGGGGAACAACAATGAAATTACCTGACCCGCGCGATGCGAAGTTCAAAGAATGCCTCGAATTTGTTGAAACACTCAACCTGACAGTTGAAAACAAATAAGGAAATGGGAGAATTAAGGAAATACACAATGGCTGAAATTCAAGAAGCGCTTAACCATACAAATGTACGTGAAGATGATATTGTCAGGGCATTAGGAATTTCAACAAATGCCTCAACCGAAGAAAAGCAAGAGGCTGAATTAGCTAGATCTTATAAAACAAATGCAGAAGATCTGTTAATTTCCCTCTGGCTTTATCAAACAGGCGTTTCAATGAATACAGAAGAATTAAGGGATTATGCAGCACAATACAAAGGGCGATATAGCGAATTAAGGGATTTGGTATTTGTTGGATTCCCTGAAGCATACAACCCTCTTTGGCTAAAAATTCTCAATGCTATGGGCATAGCCAACATAGTGAATGTTGCTTTTGAGTGAGCCTATGGCTCAAATTAATTTTGTGCTAATCGGAGCGAAGCGGAGAGTAGCGATGCGGATGAGAAACTAATTCTTACTTAACCAATGCTGATCTTATTCAACCTTAAAAGAATTATCCACAGCGCTGCGATTAATTATGCCCACTTATAACCAAACAAATTCGGAAGAAAAGCAAAAACCTAAATCAAAGGTTAAGGAGGAAGAATATGGTTCGCATTGGATGGAGCGAATTCATAAAGCCAACGAATACTTTGACAAGTGGGAAAAGCGCTTTCGCTGTAAAACGCTGGAAAAATATTACGAAGGGCAGCTAAGCGCTGAAGGCCAAAGATCTTATTATTTAAATCTTTTTTATAGTTCAATTAAGGTAAAGAAACCATCTCTTCTTTTCTCGCAACCATCATTTTCATTAATACCTAAGCCTTGGAAGCTCGATTGGAACCCAGAGGTAGCTTTGAATGTTGCAAAAATGAAAGAGGACACATTAAATTCTTTTGTTCAAGAATCAAGTCTCAAGTTTGCTGAAGAAATTGATATGGCTGTCTTAGACAGCTGGGCTTACTTTGGAATTATGGAAGTTGGGTATTCAGCAAACTGGATAAAAAATCCAAATGCAGGAAAACCTATATTAAAGAGTGATTATTACGATTTAAAAGCTGGCGAAGCCGAAGGTAAAGTATTGGAGGAGCCAGAAGAAATTCCTGAAAAAGAATGGATTTATTTTAAAAGAATCCCCGCGCATCGCTTTAGAGTCGGAGGATCAGATAGTTATGATTTAGAGAGGTGCAATTGGGCCGGGTATTATGAATTCATACGAACGGAAGATCTTCTTTCAAATAAGAAATATTTTAAGAATATCGAGGAAAAGGATTGGCCCACGGCGCGCAGCGATGATTATTATTGGGATTCTAACTCGGATGAAGAGGCGGAATTCTCTGGTAAAGGTGATTATTCCAAAGTCTGGAAGATCTACGACATACGAGCGCATAAATGTTTGATGATTTCAGAAACAAATGAGAAATGCATTTATGAATCCGACTTTAAAAGATTACCTTTATTTTCATTGCGATTCGACCTTAGGAGAACCGGTTTCTATCCAATACCTGTAACTTTTAATTGGAAGGGTGCTTCAGATGAATATAATGAAGCAAGAAACCAAATGCGTAATCACCGCCGAAGGGTACGCGCTATGTGGCAAGCTGTTGAACAAACAGTTGATCCTGATGA